TTAAGTGGCCTTTTTTCTTTTTGTACTTCTGATAAGGGTCAGTGCGGGAGTTTTGCGGGACGGGTCTTCTGTCACCTTGTTTGCGGCATCTATCAGCTGGCTTAATTCAGCCGCAGAATAGTGTGTGGTGACGTTTCCATTTGTATGGCCTAGTAACACCTGCCGGTCTTCATGGCTTACACCAGCCGCCCGTAAGCGTCGGCCAAAGGTGTGCTTTAAGTCGTGCACCCTCACATTGGCGAGTCCTTCGCAGAAAGGGCGCTTAGTTTCTTCTGCCATCCGTTCTGCTGCCCTGTTTCTTGCTTTACGCCAGGCGTGATCATTCATTCTCGCAAGGCAACGGCCTTCATATGGGAATACCCATTCCTCATTAATTTCGCGCTGATTGCTTATAACCTGTTTTGCCATCTCATTTAAAATGATCACTCGGTCATCTCCATTTTTTACACCGCGTGCGCCATCTCTTCCGCCAAAATTCCAAGGCACTACAAAAACGCTGGTATTTAATTCCGGGATTTTTACTTCCCATTCCCAGCGCAATTTGCAGACCTCTTGTTCCCGTACTCCAACATTCACTTTAAACAATGCCATTCTTTTTAAATGCTCTGGCAGTTCCATTATTAAATATCGCTGTTCATCAAAATTAAGAGGGTAGGGCTCGCGGGCGGTTTCTTTTTCATTTAGCTTGGCAATCATTGGGGGTGAATCAAGCCATGTCATCCCGTGCTCATCGCGCCAACTGCGAGAGGCTAGATTTAATACCCGGATAACTTTCTCTAAGGCCATATTGATGGTGCGATGGCTAACCCCCTGTAATAGGCGGGCCTCAATAAATGCGGCTAATGTCCCGTCGTGTAATTTATTTAATGGGCAATTACCAATAAATGGATCCAACTGAGAAAAAATGAGGGCAGTTAATTTAATAGAAGGCTGCTCCAAATTATCCCGCAAGTATTTCGTTGCGGCCTCTCGCCAGATCCGCTCTGGCCGAATGCCATAAACCGTGGCATTACGGATTGCCTCCAGCCGGTGGATTAAGTAGCTTTCTGCTTCTTCCCTGTCGCCTGTGCCAGTGCTTTCGCAAAGTCGTCCGTACCCCTTAATTTGTTTGTCGATGTGCCAGGCACCTGACCGGAGCGTAAGACCGGTGATATTCTTTCTTGCCATGTTGAGATCTCTTTATGTTGTCTTTCTACGGGGCCGGTTTTCGGAATATTGGCAGCTGGTACTCTGCAGCCATTGATACGCTGAAAGCCGACGTCTTGTTTGTATTGGGTTACCCATTCATCCAAGTCGAGCCGGTCAAATGCGACGCCTTGAATACCGATAGGAACGGCGACAACATTAGGCTCGACTGTCTTTGTAAACTCGTTTTTATTCATGCCCAGATAGGCAGGGGCATCGCTTTTACGGATAAGCCTTGGGAGGATTTGCATAGGAGTGTCCTTTTATCGGCCTGCAATACGCTGGGCTTTTTGTTTTGTGGCGTTATGCCCTTGCCAGTCTCTGGCGCACTCTTCGCAGCAGAACACTGCATCATTGACGGCGACCGCGCTGCACCAGCGGCATTCCCCGCTGGGTTGAGGGGTTTTATCTTTGCTTAGCTTTGCATTGGCGTAGTGGGCTGCGATGGCGTTGCAGCGCATCAGCTCGGATACGTCGCTGGCTTGGTCTATCTTGTCGCTCATGGTTCAGATTCCTATTCAGATCGATGAATGATTAAGCTGCTTACGTCAGGCTGGATGCGGCAGGCGTAGCAGGGCCTTGGTCGTGCTTTAAATTTTGTTTTTGGCGTCGAGATAAGCCTGAGCACCGTACTTTCGAGCGTTAATTCTTGCTCGTTCACTTAGATCCGGTGGGGGAGCTTCTCTTCTTATGCCTTTATCATTAAGTGCCTGATCCAAAGTGCAGGAAACAGTTAATGCCACATGTCCTAGGGTCGAAGGCTTCGCCCTCTCCCGACGCTTGCGCTTCGCTTCAGCGGCAAAGGCCACCCCTAAAAACACGGCTTCTTGTTTCTGCTTCTGGGCGCGTTTCATTTCGGCCACTTCGTGCGGGCTGTATTCGATATGCGATGCACCCTTAAACGGGCCTTTTTGCGCTTGGCAAGTTTTACCTAGCCGCGCTTTGCCTTTGGCTCCCCATTGCACTTTCCAGCCTTCCTTATGGGTAAGTACCTGGCCGCGCTGACTCTTTACGCCACAAATCACTGCAACCACTTCGCCATAGCCGTTGATTTGTTCACGTTTTACCAGCTCCAGCGGGTCGTTTTCCATGGCGACCATATACGCTCTGAAGTCGCCCTTATCAGCGGCGTCCCATGCGCTGCCCAAAATACGGGTAGGGCAAATGATCTGCCCATCAAGATGTAAATCGCGTAAAGCGGTGAGGGGGGCCAGCACATCGGCGCGGCCAGAACGCATCGCCTTCATGGCTTCGGTAATGCAGGGCTGCAAATTGCCGTCGATTAATCCCTTGGCGGCTTCAGCAATGGCAGGCTCTTTATCCAGTGCAATAAGTTGCTCTAACAAGGTTTCGGCGTCTTTGCGCACGCGGCGGGATTCGCGGTAAGGCGTGACCGGAGCGGTGCCAAACATCTGAAACTGACGGCGGCCCAAAATACGCGCCCAGGTAGTTGCACGTTGTGCGCCGCTGATGGCATCCATACCGGCTTCGGTATCGCCGTCTACTTTGTAGCCGTCGATATTTTTTGCAATGTAGGCGATGGCATAAGCCACGGCGGCATAAACCATGTCCTGGCCTTTGCGTGGCTTGATGGGGTCGATCTTTACGCGGACTTTTTGGGCGTTTTTTTCATCGGGTTCGGCTTGCAGATACTTATCGCGGATGATCTTCAGGGCTTCGCTGGCGTGCTGCGGCTTCACAAAAAAGATTAAGTGCCAGTGCGGGGTACCGTCTTTGTGCGGCTCTAAAGTGCGCAGCCCCATAAAATCAATTTCGGCTTTGCTAAATTGGGTACGGCATTGCGCCCAGCACTGGGTCAAATAGCTGGCGGTTTGTTGCTGGCTAAAACCATTCCATTTTTTATTAAGGATCAGCTTTAAGTGCGGTTTTTCGCCGACGCTGGTGCAGCGGTGATAACAACCTGGTGCCGTCAGCGTGATGGCATAAGCGCGGTAGCCGATTTCTTGTGCTCGTTCGGCCATGCCCTTCATGCGGACAATTAACTCGGTGCGCTTGTTCTTGCCGTTGGCCATACTGCCTGCCAGTACATCAGCCATATCGATGACTTCACCATCGGGCGAAATAGCCACCGCTTCGGCCATGGCCACCGCGCTTTGCTGGGCGCGGATCACCATCCGTTCTAAATTCCACGGGCTGACATAAGCCTGGTCTTTGCCCATGCCGATACCGTAGGAATAAGCGCGGGCTTCGGCGGCGCGGATGGCGAGCGTGCGCAAGCGCTTGCTCCACCATTTATCTGACTTGATCCGGGCGGCCAGCTCCAGCACATAACGGCGCTGGGACGGCTTCATTTTTTGGTAATCGAGATGCTTAACGCCGTGCTCAGGCAATACAATCCAGCCGCGAGCCACCACCATTTCTAGCAACTCCAGCGGTGCTTCGATATTTGAACAACGAACGGCAAATTCTTTCGCCTTGGAGCGGCACTCGCTATCTGTTGCGGTTTCAAGCCATGCCTGCAAATTGAATTTGGGATTCATTGCGCGGTCGCCTTGGCATACCAAGCGTTTTGCAGCGTGGTTTCGCCTTCTGCGATGACGCTACCCAGCAAGCCGCGTATCTGTTTCAGCTTGGCGGATTCACGGGGTAAATCAAATTGACTCAGGCGGGCCATGCGGGCATGGATGGCCGCGTCGGCTTTTTGTGCCCAGGCGAGTAAATCGGCCAGCTCTTGGTTTTCTGCCTGATTTAATATCGGCAAAGGTTTGCGCTGTGGCTTGAGAGTAGCAAGGACTTCTTCGCCGTCGTCAGCATAGATAAAGGCAGGGCGTTCTTGTTTTACATCTGGAACGGGCATGGCCGGGGCGTTTCTGACCATGGCTAAAACACGGCTTCGCGCATCCACATTGATCTTTGTCGCCACACAGCGCTTAGGTTCTAAAGCGCTGGCAGGTAGATCAATCTTTGTTTGCAACTGCTTTGCGAGAGCGGCCATGTTTTATCCAGACGTGACAAAGCCCCTGCGGTTGTTAAACAGGCGCGGGAAGGCTTAGATAAAAAGGGGGGGATTACTTCAGGTTAAAGCGCGAGGGGGAGTTGCTGTTCTTTAAATTTCGGATCGTTAGATGGGGGAAAGTCTGTCCATTTAAATACTTCCTGATCTTCGCTGTACTTTGCGACCCTTGCCTCGGTGATCTGAAAGCCGACTTTTAGCCTGGCTCCACAACTTCGGCAACCGACTTGAGCGGTGGTGGCGGTTGGAGTAATCCGGACGCTGGTTCGCGTATGCGTTTTAGAATTACAGTATGGGCAATGAATCTCTACGGCCATGATGATTACTCCAAAGCTAACAAAAATTACAAAAGCAAAAGGCAGAGCCACAAACGACTACCATTCGTCGGGCAAAGCGCTTATATTTCTCTACGAAACGTAGTCGCGCCTTAAGCAACAGCGGCTTGTTCTATCTCGGTAAGAGCTATGTCTTCTATGTTTTTAAGCTCTTCTGCTGGGATTTCAATCCCACGAAAAGCCAAGCCTTCCAAGATCAGCAATCGGCACATAGAAGCAACAGACCTTGATTCTTGTTTTGCGATTGAACCCACAATGGGGTGCTCAATTGTTGTTAACCGTAAATTGATGCCTCGGCGGCTGAGCAGGCCGCGCGGCGCTCTGGGCATTGTCTGGTCGCCTGCCTCGTTTTCTATCATTGTTTAAGTTACCATTAAGGTTATTTAGAGTGTCATTAAGCGATACATCAGAATCTATGGATCAATTATCTACAACACCTGCTGCGTCGTCAACAGTAAAGTGTGACATGTTGGATATTTCTACTCGTTTTAAAGAGGAAAGAAAGCGCTTAGGTTTATCCCAGAAAGATGCTGCAAAGGCGCTTGGTGTCTCGATTAGCTCGCTTGGGACTTATGAAAGAAACCAAGTGACACCACTTGTTTGGGTACTATTGCCGCTCTATCAATTAGGCGCAGATATTCAGTACATAGTCACGGGTGAGCGCAGCTCGGCACGGCTGCCAGATACTGAACAGCAGCTTATCTCCGCCTTCCGTTCTGCACCTCAGCCGGTGCAAGCTGGTATCTTGGCTATGCTTCAAGTTGTCCCTGTTACCGATGCATCTGCCTCAGATAAGTCACAAGACGTAAACCCCAAATTCATGGGCAAGGTAGGGCAGGTTGTTGAAGGTGATGTGAAGATAAAAGGTAAGCAAACTTTTAAATTCTAAATATGAAGGACTGAGTGAATAGCAGTCACTTAATCGTAAGCGCTGCCGTTGAAGCGATAAAACCCGCAATTTTGCGGGTTTTTTTATGGTTTAAATAAAGTGAAAGATCAATCATTCTTGGGTGAAGTGGGTATGGTGGCATTTAAAAACATAAAGATTGAGCACAAGCATTTTCACTATGCTGCTTCACCCCGATTACTCTTGGTCGCCTGCATATTGTTGTCTTTTGCGCTGGGTGTGGTGACGGGTAGGGACTACTTGCCTGTTCGGTATTCTCTAGAGGAGAAGGCAACTATGGCAGAGCAAAAGGTTGATTCACTTGTGCTGACAATCAATGCGAGTTCGGCGGTATAGATCGCAGGTAAACAAAAGCCCCTTTACTAAAAAGGGGCTTGGTTTGATTTAAAGCTATTTGTACACTTCACGTCGATTACCTATTTTCACAACGAGGATGCGCAAGGCTCCATCTTCTATGCTGCTGATAAGTCGGTAATCACCCACAGGGTACTTCCAGAATTCGCCCAGCTTAGAGCCTTTTAAGGCCTCGCCTATGCTGCGTGGGTCTTCTAGCGTTGCGACCCGATCCCGTAAAAAAGCTGTAATCCTTCGTGCTACTTGCTTATCTAGCTTGGCTAGATCTTTCTGAGCTTCTTCATCCAGTTTAATCAGCCAGGCCAAGATTGCGCTCCACTTCTTCTAAGCTATAGGTTTTACTTTGCCCAGAGCGGATAGCTAACAAGCGCTGTTCGGCCAGATAGAGGTCTTCTAAATCATCCAAGTGCTGAATAATTGCCTCTCTGGCGTAAAATGTTTTAGTCCTGCCGGTACTCTTCGCTAAAAAGTCTAAGCGGCTTTCGATCTCGGCAGGCAGTCTGATTGCTAACATCGCTTTCGTCCTTTAGAGTTTGCTATACATATATAGCACATGTTTGATTTAAGCTTTAGTTTGGTTTTTACCCGGCTATTTCACTGGCTGTACTTCCAACTCCAAAGTCGTGTCGAACGACGACACGCCCATCTGTGTGATTTGCTCAAATAGAAATTTGCATGCAAAGACATCAGCATGACTAAGCCTAAGAAAAGCCTCTTTATAAAAAGGGGCTTGGTTAGTTTGGCCTATGATCTAGCCAATATGTATGGTTACTGGCTTATCTGCACGGCCCAGCAAAGAAATCAGCGTATCAATCGTAAACTTATTGGTTTTTTTATTAACTACATCCGAAACACGTGGCCGCGAAATATGGAGTATTGCTGCCGCTTCAGCTTGCTTGAGCTGTTTGCTTTCGATCCATGATCCTAGCTCTGCAATAAGCTGCTCTTTGAGCATTAAGGTAGTATCAATTTGTTTTTGTGATTCGGCGTGATAGCGCTGTGCTTCTTCCGGCGCAAAGCCAAGCTCAGCAAACAAGTTGCCACCAGCCGGGGTGATATGCTGGATTGTGGTGTCAATATTATTCATGGCTCTGTTTTCCTTGATTGAATGATGGCCCGATAACGTGCTTCGGCAATGTCCTTATCTTTTTTTGCGGTAGCTTCAGTTTTCTTTTGGAAGCAATGCAATACATAAATGGCCTCTTCAAACTTGGCCACATACATTACGCGAAAGATACCGGCTGCATCTTTAATCCGAACCTCTTTTGTTCCCCGGCCAACATCATCAAAAGGCTTCCAATCATCTGGATCTAAACCGGCCTGAACTTTTGAAAGTTGGTAGCCTGCTTCTTTACGTGGGCCTTCTGGAAAGCGGATAAGGTCGTCAAATGATGATCCCACCCACCTTATTTCTTTATCTTCTCGCATGTATAAAATTCTATACATTATTATTGGTTTGCGCCAGTGTAAAACTTTGCATTAAAAAATTAACTGTTAAACGGCGGCCAGATGGTCGCCGTTTTTTGTTTACACGTCCACCTCACTAGCCTTCACTTCCAGCTCCAAAGCCGTACTGTAGCCGCTATCGCCTAAGCTGTGCACGACGCGGCTGATGATCCAGTCTTGCTTGTCGATGATGGGCTTAAAGCCTGAAACGCTGGCGGGCAGCTCGGGAAAGAGTTCGGGGCGTCCATAGGCGAGGGTGATTGAGAATTGAGCCACGCCGCGCTGTAGTTTTTCCCATTCTGCTTTTGCGGCTCGCTCGGCGGTGGTTTTGCTGGCGTAAACGTGTCTTAGGGTTTTTACGTTATCGTCAGCCCCCTGGATCACTTCGCCTTGCCCTGGGCCAGCTGCTTTTCTGGGTTTGCGTTTTATGGTGGTGGTTTCTTTTTTGGCTGTTTTGGTGTTTTGCCATGCGGCTTTTACGCCGCTATACGCACCTCGATCAGCAATGCTAAATCTGTGACTATCCCCTGACTGGCGCGTAATCAGCACTTTACCCAATGGCTTGCCGCTGGCCGTGGTGGCTTGGCCTGCTTTCATAAATAGCAGGCTGTTATCTTTGACCGTAGCAATGGCGTCAAACATTAGAGCGAGGCGGCTTAAAAAGCTGGCGTCGCTTTCGCTGGTTTGATCAATATGGCTAATGGTTTGCCCGGCTAAGCTTTGCCCGATCCGGTGCTGGATCTTGTTTTGTTTGGCGATGGTTTCCACAATCGCGCCCACGGTGGTCTGGTGCCATGAGCGTTCTTTCTTGGTCGACAATCCAGCGCGTAAATCAGCACTACGGGCGCGGATGGTGAGCTGATCCGGTGCGCCGCTGTGCTCGATTTCATCCACCGTATATTGGCCCTTATTGACTAAGCCGCTATCAGACCAGCCCAGCGAAACACTGACGATGGCACCGCGTGGCGGAATATCCAGCAGGCCGTCGCTATCGTCTAGCGTAATATCCAGCTGATCCGCGTCAAAGCCGCGATTGTCCGTCAGGCTAACTGATACCAGCCTATCGTTCACCCGCTTAGAAATATCTTTGCTACCCACCATGATTTTAAAGCGTGGGGATTTGTGGCCTTCGTTCATTGCAACAGGCCCATGATGGTTTCGAGCGGGTCAGAGGTGATCCGCTTCAGGCTTAAGTTAAATTCAATCTTGCGGGCTGAGCCATTCTTGTAAAACAGGCTGCGGGTGGTTTTGATGGATTCGATCACGTACTCGCCGTAAATCCAGCCGGTGCCCTCAATTAAAAAATATTTCTCCCCCGTATCGGCCATTTCTTCCAGCGCCAGCAAAGAAACCTCGCCCGCGTTCAGTTCTTCATACAACACGCCGCTGAGTGCGATCGTTTCCGCATCTGGCCCTAAGAATTGATTAGCAGGGCCGATGCCGATCCGCGCCTGGCTTGCGTGCCGCCATGATTTAGATTGCTCTAAAGTTTGGTAAGGCGAGCTGGCCAGCTCAAATACAAACATGCCTAAGACCATCATCATCAGTCACTGTCTCCTAAGCGTGAGCGGTTGCGCACCTGCTTCTGGCGGTCGGCTTTGGCGATTTCTTGCGCAACCAGTTTTGCCAGTGCTTGTTCGTTCATGCCTGGTGCAGCATTGATTGTGATCTGGATGGATGGTGCCGGGCTTGGGGCATAGTTGGCTTGGGCGGCCATCGGCTGGCGCTGATCCAGCTTAACGTCGGCCATGGCCCCTAAGCTGGTGCCGCCAATAATCAGGCCGCTGGCCGCGCTGATTATTTTGCTGGTAATGCCTTGGATGGCGGCGAGCGGCTCTTTTTGCGTATCTGTTAAGCCATTACTAAAGCCTTGCATAGTAAAAGCGCCCAGCTCGGCAAAAACGCGGCTTGGGCTGTGAATGCCCAGCTTTTCTTTAAACCAGCCGATGGCATTTTCGCCTACGCCGTTAATGGCACTTTTCAGATAATGAATCCCGCCCGTAAATCCTTGAATAAGGCCGTCCATAATTTGCCCGCCAATGGTCACAAATGAAGTGACTAAGCCCGACATAAAGGCGGTAATGCTATCCCAGTTTCTAACAATGACGCCGATGAGTGACCAATTCATAAAGAAGTCGATCATGCCTTGGCCAGCGGCAATGGCTTTATCTTTTACCCATTGCCAAGCGGTATCTGCACCGGCGCAAATGCTATCCCAATTACGAATGATGATGCCGATGAGCGACCATTTCATAAAGAAGGCGGCGATACTATCAGCCACCGTGATCATTCCGTTTTTAATGAGCTTCCAGGTGGCAAGGGTAATTTTCTTTAAATCTTCCCAATGCCCGACAATAATACCAACGGGCGTCCAGTTTATAAAGAAACGAATAATGCCTTGAGCTACTGAAGCTACGCCAACGGCTAGGCTATCCCATATAGCAATTGTCCCTTCTTTTAGGCTTTGCCATTGCTTGGTAATTGCATTACCTACGGGCGCGATTGATGTTTTTAGCCATTCCCAGAACGCACTCGTTTTTTCTTTGATTGCTGCCCATAGCTCATTAAAGAACCTTGCAATTGGCCCCCAATATTTGTAAATCAGCAATGCAGCAATGGCAATGCCGGCAACGATCAGCCCGACCGGATTCATTAGCAGGGCGCGGCCCATAAACAGCGCAGCTTTGCCGGCCATGCTTAAAGCGCCGCTTAATAGGCCATAGCTCCATACCGCGGCTTTGGCTAATATTGAGCCGATCCCCATTTGAATATTCAGCGTCATCAGGGCCAATTTAATCATGGCAAACGGCCCCAGAATAGCGGCTGCGGCTAAGGTTAAGCCGCCTAAGATTGCCACTACGGCGGCAGCAGATACGCTGATTTTTACCAATGTGGCGGCCAGTTCGGGGTTGGCTTTCATCCATTCGCCACCTTTGCGGATCACGTCGGTGATACTTTTCAGCAGCTCGCGCAGTGGGCTGTTATTGCCTTCAAACATTTCAATGCCCACATCTTCCCAAGCCGATTGCAGCGTCTTGATATCGCCCGCCGCGTTGTCGCTCATGGTGGCTGCGTTTTTACTGGCTTCTCCGGCGGATTGTCTGAGGGTGGCAATCAGTTCTTGCAGCTTGCCGCTACCGGCTTGTGTAGTGAGCACGCTCAAGGCACTAAAAGCTTCTTCACCGGCAATATGCTTAAAGTATCCGGCCCGCTGGGCGTTCCCCATGTTTTTAGTTTTTGCTTCCAGCTCGGCAAGGATTGTCGGCAAGTCGCGCAGATTGCCTTGGGCATCTTTTGCCTGCAGTCCTAGCTCTTGCATTGCGTCTGCGGCCATTTTTGGCGGGGCGGCAAGGCGGGACATAATGGCGCGTAAGGCCGTACCGCCCATGCTGCCCTGAATACCCGCATCCCCCAGCTTGCCTGTCATGGCGGCGGCAGTTTCCAGATCCACGCCCAGACCGGCAGCGACCGGTGCCGCGTACTTCATGGTTTCAGCCAGCATTCTTAAATCGACATTCGAGCGGGTAAAGGTGCCGACCAGTACATCGCCCGCACGGCTCATCTCTCCGGCACTCAACTTAAAGCCGGTTAAAATATTAGAGGCCATGTCGGCAGCGGCGGGCAGTTCTACCCGTCCGGCCTTGGCTAAATCGAGTACACCCGGCATCGCCTTTTTAATTGCGGTCGGGTCAAAGCCTGACATCGCTAAAAAGCCTTGTCCCTGTGCCGCTTCATTGGCCGTAAAGCTGGTGGCCGCGCCTAATTCCCGTGCTTGTTTGCGCAGCTCCGCAAGCTGTGGGCTGTTTTTACCCAGCCGGGTCAGCGCCTGTACGCTGGACATTTCCGCGTCAAAGTCTAAGCCTGGGGCCATGACTCGTTTGGCTGCATACAGCGCACCGCCCCCCGCAACCGCCATACCGGCACCGGCTCCCGCCAGATTGTTCCGGGTATTCATGCTGCGGTCGTAAGCCGCTCTGGCCGCATGCTGGCGCCGCATCTGTCGGCCTAAGCGTTCAAGCTGCTGTTGTTCTCTTTGTAGTGCGGCCGTTGTGCTGGCGGCGTTTTGCCGTAATTCCCGCTGATGCTGGGACAGATTGCGGGTAGAGATCCCCGCCGCATTCAGAGAGGCTCGCAGGTTTTGCTGCCGGTTAACCAGCTGAGCGTGCCGCGCGGCCAGCTCTGCCGCTTCTTTTTTAGCGCGGTTAAATTCCGCGCTCATTTGCCGGGTCGGATTGGCCGTGGCGGCCAGACTTCTGCCCAGCGCGGTGGCGCGGTCCTGGGCGGCTTTCATTTGCTGGGATGATTGGGCCGTATCGCGGCTTAGTTTTCTGAATGAATCAATATTAGCCTGGGTTTTATCCAGCTCTTTCATCTTGTTTTTAAGCTCGCTGACTTGCCGCGAGACCGCCCGGCTTTGATTCTGAACCCCTCTGAGTGGCGCGGTAAATTGATCAACCGCCCTTAATATCACTTCCAGTCGTAAATTCCGCGCCGTACTCATGAGTGCCCCTTCAGCTGTGCTAATCGCTCTATGGCAATGGCTTTGTACTCCTCGCTTAATTCACAACCCAGCCAGTGGTAGCCTTCCATTTGTGCCGCCACCAGGGTCGAGCCTGATCCGGCGAAAGGATCCAGAATCAAACCGCCCGGCTTGCAGATCTTGATCAGGTCGCGCATTAAATCGGTGGGTTTGCCAGTGACGTGGAATTTGTCTTTTTGCTTGACCACTTCTTTGTAAACACCGCGCAATACGCCCACGTCACGCTCGTTCGGCATCTGGCCCTTGCTGCCCCACACAATGTATTCGGCCTGATTACGATAGCGGCCCATTTGTGGGCGCACCCCTTCGCCTTTGTCCCATACGGCAATGCCCCGCCAGGTAAAGCCCGCAATTTGCAAGGCGTCGGTAGTCAGTGGCAATTGCCGCCAGTCAGTGAATAAGCAAATGGGCGCACCGTCTTTCATGACGCGCAGGCATTCAGCCAGCCAGAGTGTCATCCAGCGCAGGTGGGTGCGCTGGTCGCGGTGATCGCCGGTAAATTCGGGATATTTGCGGGCTGTGCCACCGTTTTGATATTTGTCGGAGGTGCTGCGGTTTTTAGAGCCGATATGTAAGCCGCCCGAAGCATAGGGCGGATCAGTGATCAGCGCATCAACCAGGGCGGCAGGCAGGGATTCTAAAAAGGGCAGGCTGTCGCCGCTATGGAGTTTATTTTTCATGTACTATTTTTCTGGGTTGTGACGTTTACGCGCTTCCTCGCGCCATTCCATCAGCTCGGATACCGCCATGTCATCCATGGCCCCAGGGGGCCAGTGAAACACCATGGCGATATCCGCCATCGCTGAAGTTACGCTTGCGGGTAATCGGGTATGCTTGCCTTCGGCAATAAAAAACCTGCCGTCACTCCCGCCAGTTGCAGCAGGTCAGCAGGGTCCAGATTGCTGACATCCTGCTCGGTGAGCATCGGCTCCGAAATACGCGGTAGCACTTTGGTCAGCGCTTCCACATCCATCTGCAGCAAGTCGCCCAGCTTCACCCCGCGCAATGCGCCGCTTTTAGGTTTGCGCAAAGTAATACTGCTGATTGTCTGCTCGCCGCGAATCAAGGGGGTGTCCAGCTCGATGGTGTTCGGGGTTTTTTCTGTGATATTCATTTGGGTTTAAATCCTGTGATTAGAGGCCAATCGCGGCCCTGAATTGAGTAAGGAGGTCTACACCATCAATGATTTCAATCATGTTGACCGTATCAATTTCAATCAGTGTTCTGCCGTTGATAATGAGCTTGTAATAACTGATCGAGCTGGACACTTTGAATTCGGTATCCTCGGCAGGCTTGGCACTGCCCATATCGATTTCTTTGTGCCGACCGCGCACAATCACTTCAACCGCATCAACCGCATCAACCGCTTCCGAATCCTCCCGCTGATAGCCATCGGCAAAGCGCAAAAGCACCGCGTCGTGCGTGCTCGCGCCGAATTGGGCAAAGATTTCACGCATAAAACCGCCGTAAGTCGCCGACATTTCGAGCTTTTCAAGCCCTAGATCGATATCGACCGTGCCGCTCATGCCTCCGCCTTGGTACTCTTCCATTTTGCGGCTCAGTTTAGGCAAGGTGACTTCCGTGACCTGGCCCGCAAAATTCAGCCCATCAATAAATAAATTGAAGGCTTTTAACTTACTTGGTAACGCCATATTGATTCCCCTTGATTAGCCGACGCTGGCGCTAAAATTCATCAGATATTGATCAGTAATGCGCTGGCGCAGCTCCAGGTTCTCCAGAGGAGGGACGGGGGTGTAGTCGTAATCAATGGTCAGCTTGCCCGCCTTCAGATCCTCCTTGCTGTTCGCTTCGATATCCAGCCAGGCGTTAAAACCCATTAAATAGCCCGCTGAAACCCAGGCGCGGCCCTTGGCATTGATCCCTTCCAGAATGTCTTTGGCTAAGCTTGGCGTCATCGGCTGATCAATCGCCCACATATGCGCTTCACCCATGGTGTCGGCAATCACCTGGGCGCTGCGGGTGTAGTTCTCAAACGCAAACAGCGGATCTGCAGACAGGGTACGGTTGCCCCAGAATACAAAGCCTTTCGCCCGAACGATGGTGGTGATGTCTTTGCTATTGAGTAGGCCCGCGTCGGTGTCCGGGTCTTGCAAATCCCAGAACACATCACGGGTTAAGCCCATCACGCCATTAATCACTACATTGGAAAGCGTCTTATGCCAGCCCACTTCCTTATCCAGCTTGGCACGCAAACCCACGGCGTAAGCCACGGCCAGATCCGTATCCAGCCACTGATCATCCCGCCCCGACCAGCCTGGATTCTTAAAATCAGGCCAGACCATCATCAGCTCACGCTGCCCGAAGTGGGTGCGGTATTCCATGGCTTCAACAACGTCATTGCAGCCGCGTGCGCTGATATAGGCAAAGGCACGCAGCTTCTGGCAAATCGTGGCCAGCTCATTGGCAACCAGCAAGGTGTCGTAGCCTGGCACGGCCAGAATGCGCGGTTTCACATGCACAATGCTGTTGGCCGCAAGCAGTGCCTTCAGGCCGGTAAAGCGGCCCGCTTCATCGGTGCCGCCGATGATGTTCTTTTCGGTTGCTTTTTCATCCGCGCCCTCTTCGACGCGCACCATGACGATAATGGGGCTGGTTTGCTTGGCAATGGCTTCCAGCGTGCGCTGCATGGTGCCTTGTGTGCCTGCTTTACCTATGGCTTTTTGAATGTTGGTGATCAGTACCGGCTTATTGAGTGGGTAAAACTTTGCATCTGCATCGTCTGCAGTGCAGATCAGGCCAATAACAGCGGTACTAATGGTTCGAATGGTGCGCGTACCCTCGTTAATCTCGATGACACGCACACCATGGTGGAATTGATCGCTCATGATTTCCTCGGTGTAGATAGACCGGTCCATCATGGGCGATTCTGTTTTACTTGGCTTTTACTGGAGATTGTGAAACAGGAAATGACACCATCAAAGCACTGGCTCACTTAAAACCTGAGCCAGCAGGGTTTCCATCCGGTCGATTTTGTCTTGTAAAACCGCCAGCGGGTCAGGTTCGCTTTCTGCTTGAGCCACCGGCAAAGGCTGATCCCCTGGCAGCCATTTTGTACCGCTCCATATCGCCCCTTCAAAGTACGGCTGCAGCGTAAAACCTTCGGGAATCGGCCCCAGCGTATCAATCAACCGCGCCGCACCGTCACTCGTTTGGCAAGCGAGCATGTGTCGGTAATCTTCAATCAGTACCCAGCGCTGATTGGCAGTATCCCGAATGACCGCTTTATTTTTGGCGGGCCTGATTTCTGGCGCATCCAGCACCGCACCGGCAGGCAAGCCACAGCTTTTAGAAACCCACATTTCGGCTGTGCCGATGTACTCAAGCGTGTGGGTATCGTGACAAAAGCAAGGCACCAGGCCGTCATGACTGGCAAAGCCATCCTGACCAAAGGATACGGGCAGGGCGGGTTTGGTTTTGGGTTTAACGGTGTTGTTAAGCATTGATTTAGCCCCAGCGAACGATGTAATTGAAAGCGATATTGTCGGGGCGGGTTCTCCCGGAAGGCCCGCCGCTCGTCGTGTTGTTTTCCTGTGCGACGATCCCCACTAAAGGCCAGTCATTGGCACCTCGTGGTCTGAATGTACGATAGCCAATATTGGTTATATGCTCGTGCTGCCCTACATTGGCAGCCTGATAGCTGAGCACATTCCGGCCCGGATCAATGCCGCGCCCGGCATCCCAGCCTGAGATATACATGGCGCGCATATCGGGCAGCTTTGCACCATAGAGGCGGGCTAAAATAGGCGCTTCATTCGGATTAATGCTCTGGCCCTGTAAAAAGATCCAGCCTGCGGGCGGGGTGTTGTGCGGCCAGGGCAGCGGAACCCCGACCGGAACCCCGAAAGAGCCATCTGCCATCCCTTCAGCATATCGTGCTGAATCAACCCGTAAGCCAAAAGAATTTACGCCATTCCACCCCATTAGAGTGGGGTAGCCCGGCGACCAGCCTACCTGAGCATCAATATTGCTAATACTGGTACCGGCTGGAGAGGTGCCCGCGCTCGCATCAATGATGACATGCCCATTTCCATATTTATTCCAACGGATCAAACTCGATACACCATCGTAATCTCTGGCCTTGTCCGCAATGCTGGCCGCTGGATCTCTCGACTTGATGGATTGAGAAATAAACGCGCCATCTTGCCGCATCTCCCAAAGCCCCAAAGGGAGGTTTTTTTCACCCGTCATCTGAAACACCATCGACGCGCCATAGGCAAAGCCGCTGCGATAAGTGCCGATTTTGCTGATAACGGCATAACCCTTGCTGTATTGAGTGGACATTGAAGTAAGCCAGGCGGTTTTGTTATCCAGCGCGGCAGGCTGAGTGTTGTTGTTAAAAACACCCTGTATCCAGTCATGCCCTAGCGCATTCGAAACTTGACCTTTTGTTTCCGAGTTCACACACCCTTTCAGTGCCAGCCCTTTGCCCCCTAAGTCGGTAAGGATCGGGTAGCGCTCGTCGGCTTCACTTTTAATGGTGTATTCACTGGCAACTTTGCCGCCTAATCGTGCCGCGTCATATGCCGTGCCTTGTCGGTCCGTGATGATGAGTGCCCAGTTGGCATTCCAGACATTATTGTAAGCCGCACGGGTAAAGACTCGCCCGTCGTGATAGAGGGTATAGCGATGAATACAGATTTGTGAACCTGCCGTAAAAACTTCCAGTACACCAGCGAAGGGGGCAGGGTAGTTTTGACCTGAAATGGCATTCGCATTGGAAGGTTGATACCAGACGCCGTCTTCACGGTAGTCGTTTAAGTTCACATTAGCGGGCAGAGGTTGTACACCCTTGCGGTAGGGCTTTAATTTGTCATTCACCCATTTTGATGACACTTTAAACGAGTCATTGGCCGTCTGAGCCGGATCAGGTGCAGAGATCGGTACCGGAAAGGTGCAACTGCCTTTGCCCAGGACGACCGCACCCCATGAGCCGTCGCGGTGATTCACCAGCCACATGGCACGGGTCAGTCCTTCCTTATCCACTCTGAATTCCAAAGAGCCGACTTTTCGTAAAGCGCTGGCCTCGGCATCTGCTGCATAAGCCTGATATGCTGCGACCTGCACCGAGTTGCCATCGGCTAAAGCATCGCTGACCGCTCTGGTAATGGCTTTATTGCTGAGTGTGACGGAGGGCGCATACGTGGCATTGTTGCGCAGGGCGATAAAAGAGTTTTCTGAAACAACGTCTTCTTTGGCCGTGATCTTTTTGACAACCATATCGCCGCTAAAAGTCTTATTCCCTGCAACGCTTTGATTGCCAGTTAAGGCGACCTTGTGATCGTCCGCGTATTTCTTCGCTTCATCGCGCCCTCGGCTCCCCTCTTTAACTGCGGTGGCGGCCAGTTCTTTCTTCAGGTCCGCATTGGTTTTATCAGTGATTTTTTTATTGTAATAATCTTTTGAATGCGGATCGTCTCCGGCAATATGCTTCTTCATCGTCTCTTCAAGCAGCTCAATACTGGCGATACCAATATCCTGGCTTGCGCTGATCGTGACAGCAGCAGTGTTGCTGACCACAAACACCATGCGCAGAGTTTGCACCTTGCCCGAGCCTTCAGCTAACTTCGGCTTGTAACTGGGCGGACAGTTGGCAACCGCAATCAGCCCGCCTTTGTCGTCATACAGCCCCATCTCCCTAATCCACCAGCCGCCGGTGATTTCCTTGATGATCAGCTCGGCAATCAGCGTGTTTTTACCCGCTTCGGATTTGAGCGAGTTTAACGCGCTACGGTAGTTCTCTTTGACCAGCCTGGTTTGCGCCGCACTGGGCACCGTATCTTTGCCCGCGCCATCGCCCACGGCCATGGTTTCAATACGAATGGTTTTTTTCTGGGCGGTGGCCTCGGCGATCTGGGCCGCGCCATATTGGGTGAGAATCGCAAAATATTTCTGGCTCATTGATCGACTGCCTTTGGGTAGATATGAATGGCCTCGCCCTGGTAGTGCGCGACGCCGATATAAATAAGGCCGCTTGGCTCGACGCTGATATTCATTTCAATCATATGGCGCGAGAGGGGCTTGGCTTCGTTAATTAAATAATTCAGCTCGATCTGGGTTTCTTCAGTAATCCCCTGGCCTACGGTTTTGACTTCCAGCTTAAAAGTGCCGCGGGGGCCGATGGGTTTTTCTTCCCACCATTCGGTGATGGTTAAGCGATAGCCCAGTGGCTCAATGATGCGTTTTAATGCGCCAATCGTGCCCTTGTGCTGGTGCACAAAGAAGGACTGCCGGATCACTTCCCGCTGTACCGGCTCGCTCCAGTTCTCATCCCAGAGATCCACCGAGAATGCCCAGGCCAGATAAGGCAAAACCGCCGCCGGGCAGGTGTCGGCATTCCAGAGTGCTGCCAGCAGAATCGGCAGCTCCTGGCCTGACTGGCAGCTCTCGGCAAGGGCACGTTCCAGCTTGCTTGAGCCGGTGGGCAGTAATGTTCTAGTCATCCATCCCGCCAACAGTGAGCGTGACAGCGGTGCAATGTGCCGCCTGTGTTTCATCAAGCACCACGTCGCTGGCCGGTGACGTTAATTCGACCCGCTGCACCCCTTCCACATGCAGCGCGGCAAAGATCGCCGACCGCCGGATATCGCGCCCCATGCGGCGCTGGGTGCTGATGTACTTTTTAAGCTGGGTGTGGGCGGCTTCTAAAATCGGGCCTTTTTCCGGCCCATGGTAAAGGTATAAAACCGCTGTCACGGCGTAATTGACAATCCTGGCCGACTGCACGGTGAGCCGGTCCCCGACGGGGCGCACGTCTTCACCCGATAACACCAGCCTGACTTGAGTGAGCAGATCCGCTGAGGCCGTGCCATCGCCATGATTAGCCAGCACGCTGACCACTACTTCACAAGGCTGGGGGCTGATCGCGCTGGCATCAGCCACACGGGCGTCCGCCGATAAAGCATGAAAGATATACGCCGACCTTGGCCCCGCCACGCTTAAGCCTTCAAAAGCCCGCTGGCCGCGCGCGCGTAATGCATCATCGCTTTCTAAAACCGCATCAGTGGGCGGTACCGCGTTGGGATTGGCGGGCGTAATCACAAAACGCTGCACATTAAAATTAGCCACCAGATGGTCTAAATCTTCACCCTGGCTAAATGCCAGCATACAAGCCGCGCCGCGCTCGTTAATCCGTTGCCGCTGGATCACTTCACGGTATGCGTTTTCTTGCAATAGCTTGGTGAGCGGTTCAGATTCCAGATTCAGCACGGCGGCCGCATCAGGATAGAGTGCGATCAGCGCCGCTTTGCGTTCGTTAAAAATGGTTTCAAAGTCCAGCGCCTCGATCACGTTCGGCGGGGGCAGGCGGGAGAGGTCTACTTCTTGGCTTTTCATCGCTTAGGCTCGTAGTGGAATAGAAAGCGCCACCGGCTGCTGGCCGCGTGGCCCGTCGATGCGCTCGGCTTCCAGCTCAACACGGAGGGAGCCGGGCTGATCGCCCAGTGCCAAAGTGACTCGCTGGGCGCGGATACGTGGCTCCCACTTCTTCAGCGCGGTGGCGGTGGCGGCCATCACCCGTAAGCGGGTAGCGCCGTTTAAAGGCTGATCGATCAGCACGGGGATTTCAGAGCCATAGTCGCGGCGCATTAGGCGGCTGCCCAGCGGGGTAGTCAGCACATCGGCCACTGATTGCCGGATATGGGCCAGATCATCAATCGCATAGCCGCTGTGTCTGTTCAGGCCCGCCATTATTTCGGCCCGCCTGTGCTGCTACCGCCTACCTGCACACCGCCGTGGCTGTGGGTATGCAAGACGACACCATTACTGGTGATCGCGCCACCGCTTTGGGTAATCGGGCCGGTGATCGTCGTTTCACCACCCCCTGCGCCGCCTTTACCACTCATACCTGCGGCGTAGCTAAACGCGCCCATCACATCGGCTTTACCCTTAAAAGTGCTGTTGCCCTTCACGCTCAAATTTCCGCCGACTGTGAGATTGCCGGTGGCTTCGGTTTCCGGGCATTGGGCGGTGATTTTGACAGAGGCTTGAATCAGTGCGGTTTTGATCCCGGTGGCACTGAGTGCGCCGCTTGCATGGTTGTAGCGGATCAGCGCCCCGTCCGGAAAGGCCACGCAAGTGACTGCGGCGTCATGGCTGGGCGGTGGAAAGGCGTCTGAAAATAGCGCCGGTAACACTAAGCCTGCGCCGACTTCGCCGGAGGGGTTAAATAAAATGACCTGCTCGCCAATACTGGGCGGGCTCCAGATCCGCACCTTGCCCGCTCGGGCGGTAAACCATGGCAGCCAGTCGGTCAGCAGCTCGCCACTTTGCACCCGGCAGAGGGGTTGGAGAGGCAACAAATCTACTTCGGCCACGGTGCCGTTACGGATCATGCTTTCTAAAATTCGGGAATGTTCGGCGGTTGGATTCATCCGGCCATAGTGCCGCGCCGGTGCGCGATGTTCACGCACGGGCGGGTGTGAGACAGGTTTTTACAATGATTAAATATATTTAAACGCTAAAACAAACAATTTGAATTTTAATTTATTTCAAATCAGGATTTTGTTGCTTAGCACAATCCTGAAATGATTGTGCTAAGTCTAGTTGCCCTTGTTTTTTAAAATAGCGGGCCATGTTTATCTGGGCGACCGGGTCCCCTTGTTGGGCAGCACGCAAACGGAGCGTTATCACTGTGAATTGGTCTTCTGTGCTTAGTTGTTCGCCATCATAGCCACCCGCAGTTGCTAATAAATCAGCCAATTTATTGTGCCCGGCAGGGATTTTGTGATGTAAAAGCCAAGCGATGGAGGGTTTTGCATCTTCCCAAATCTCGTTTTCGAGAGCAATGCTAGCTAGCCTGGCTGCAGCACGCCAAGATCCAAGCTTAGCGGCCTTGGCATAGGCTATGGTTTGTTCCGAGCCGGAAGGAAGATTGCTTGCTTCTTCAAATGCTTGTAATGCTTGTGCTGATGGTTGTGGGAGTGTCAATTTTTTGCAGCTGAATGTCGTTTTTGATAAGTCTCCAAAAGATGGAATTAATTCTTTATGTTTGATAAAAGCCTGCTCAAGGGTATGCAATTGTTGTTCTGCATTTAGTGTTTTTGTAACCCATGAGGTGCTGGCCTTTCGAGCGGTACTTTCTTCTTTGTTTGTTTGTTCTAATTGTTTCTGTTGTAATTTCTGACTCTCGGTGTCTTCGCGGGGTGAAATTGTGATGCAAGAGCCAAACTCTTGGTTATTTTGAACGCTCCAGCATTTGTTCGGGATATGTAGTTTGAATTCACCGTACATCATCTCTAGTGCATAAAGTGTTTCTCCTTCTTTCTCTGTTAAGGGCACATTTCCTTGTTTGTCACTTAGGCCCTTTTTTAATAAAGTACCATCGGCCAATTTCCAGATATAAGGAGCACGTTCCTGATTAACGTTAAGATAGGCCGCTGGGTTCGACCAAGATATAGGAGCCCAAAGGGCTAATAGTAATAAATATGGTTTCATTTTGATAACATCTAATTAAGTAATGTTGTCGATTATATGGGCTATATTTTTTTGTGTAATATTAATTTAACTTTAAAGACTGATTTGCTTCAGGATGGTATCGGCGATCAGTTCATCATCGATTTGGTTAAAGCCCAGCAATTCACGCGCCGCGTATTTATGCCTGATCCCGCGCCGGGTATTGACGGCATCGTCTAAACCAAAATGGTGAACACGGGCCAGCCGGTTGGCGCTGGGGCTAAAATGCACGGTGGCCGCATCGGCGTTGCTTTGCACTTTAAGGTGGCTGGCCGTGCGCAGCTTGGTAAACATTTTACGCTTCACTCTTCCGCCTTTTTTACGCAGCTGAGGCAAGCGAGGCGCATAAGGCGTGCCATCCGGGCTTTGTTGAGCGGCAATGTGGGCTTGCTGGCGCTTGCGTAGCGCGATCGCCAGCTTTTTATTCATGGCGCGTAATGCTTTGGGGCTGCTATTGGCCAACAAAGCCGCTGCCCAGCCTTCCAGCTGATGGACGTTATCGCTCATTCAACTGGCCACGGCTGATCGCGCAAGAATAAAGCCCAATTCAGGCCCGCGTATTCATCCAGCGGCGGCTCACCGTAATGCTTGATTTCTGGCTTGCCGTCTACCTCGCGCACCACCACGCGTTCGGTCAGATTGATCTTGATCGAAAGATCAATCGTGTCGTGGTTCAGAATATCCGCTTCAAAAGTAATGCCGTTCTGGCGCTTATCGACATTGCTAAACAGCTCGGGCTGGTTCGTGCTGACCCAAGCCAGCACCGGCACCATGATCGTGTCAGGATGGTCGGCGTAGTCTTGAATAATCAGATTGAGCGTGTATTGATACTCAAAAGAAAGCGACTTGCCCGCTGTAGCAATCAGTTTGCCTTCATCAATAAATAGGGCGAGCTTATCGGGGTTAATAGCAAGGTGGCGCACCGTTTTAGACAGGTGCTCGCGCAGGTCGGCGGGCTTCATCATGGGGTGGCCTTCGCAGCCTGCTGACACTGCAGCACCATGTCAATTTGCGCCGCGCAGCTGTGCCACGCGGCTTCCAGATCATCAATTGCCTGATTGAGCTCGCCATTGGTTTGGGCTTGGCTCGCTGGCAGACGGCAGGCCGTCACGCTGGGACAGCCAATCCCGATAAGCTGCGGCACTGGCGATATCGGGGCGCTGGCGCAAGCGGACAACATCAGCAGGCAGGCGAGTATCAGCCCAATCCCTGACTTCTTTGCTTTCATTTTTAAGTTGCTCCATAGCACGTTTATTTTTAAGTAACGCGGTGTTGACGCTTTCAATGCTGCTGCGTAAATCAGCCTGGGCGGCGTCGTTGTCACTGCTGACTTTGTAAAGCTGTTCAAGTAAGGCCGTTTGCTGGGCCTTGTCTTGCTCGCTGGCGGTGAGCTCCAGTTGCAGCAGTTCTGCTTTATGCTTCTGGCCCTGGTGCAAATTAATGGCAAGCAGCAGTGCGGCCATAAAGCACAAAGCAACAAGAGCGATGGTCGTGATTCTGCTCATTTAACCCCCGCGTAATAGGTTTTATCCCCGGCAAACTTGGTGAGCACTTGCCGCCGGTTGGCCCCTTTACGAAAGCCGATATGTACCCAAGCGCCCGGCAGCGTGGGGGACTCTAAAATCAACTGATCAAACTCGACATTTGAGGCAACTAAAGCCCTGGCAACACTTCTGGCCGTGCCAAACTTCGGGCAGCGGATATCCACAGCGCGGGCGGTGCAGTGATCGCTGCGGGGACTCCCCTGAATAGCCCTATTCAGCGCAGGACTACGCCAGCCGCTAGTAATAATGAGGGGATTGTTTCCGAGTATTGCTCGGATTTTTTCGAGCTGCTGGCAGGTGTGGACCGCGTTGCTTCTGAGCGCGTCGGGCAGGCTGTTGTCGATTTTTAGCGCCTTGGCTTTGGCGCTGTCGGTGAATTCTTTCAGGCTGAAGTGTGGGGAGAGCAGGGCTGAGGTGTTCAATGTGAGGCTCCTTGTTTAATATCCTGTCGTCAGGTACGTACACCACCAGGCTTTTATAATGGTTAGTGTCTTTGCTTTTTTTTATGGCTTCGAGCAAGTCGCTGATGGCTTTCTCACTTACTGCGGTATCTCTCAGATCCAGAGTAAAGCCAGCATGGATACCGTTTTTAAAGTAGCGGTGATTTAATAATTTACGAATAGGCCAGATCAAAGCGGCCAGTAAATCGCTGACATTGCCGCGCTTCATGCAGAAATAAACGCCGCTCACCAGCAGTAAAAAGGTCATCGGTCCGCTGGCTGGCGTGAGCCCCATCAAAAGGCGAATCGCCATCAGGCCGTAATAAACGGTTAAGCCATAAGCAAACACGCAAATTCTTAAGCTATGGGCTTTGCTGTTTCGATTGAATAAAGCAATATTTAGCGCGGCAAGCATGCTGGCCAGTACGCTGATCAGTAGATAAACATTCATTTCTTACCCCTTATTTTGAGTAAATCCTCGGGATGTTCAGCCCGCGCAATCAGCCATTGCAAAAGCTTCATACTGATCGCCCCGGCAATCAGTGCACCGATCCCTTCACTGACCACAATCGAAGCGGGCAGGGGAATAGCGATCAGATCCGCCACCAGTTTGGCGGCCACGCAACCAGCCACAAAGGCCGTCAGAAAGAAAACAACCTTCTGTAAAACACTAAGCTTTTGCGCAGTCATGATAAACACCACAGCCCCCGCAAAACTGCCCATTAAAACCTCGGCCTGAATTCCTGAAAACAACCCCACAACCGTAAGTAAAAAGACGGTAGAAGAGGCGGCGCTGCCGGTAATTGGTTCTGTCATTGGTTTAGTCCCATAGTTGAATGATGGTTTTTTGAGATTCAGGCGGGCTGATATCGGGCAGATTAATCACGGTCCCCATTCTGAGCACCGGCCCCATTTCGGCCAGCCGGTGATTGGCTGCCAGCACCGCCTCGGTTATGCTGGCCGTTTTGCCGTAAACCCTAAAACAGATCGCGTCCAGCGTGTCGCCCTGGCTTGCAATCACCTGCATCAGAGCAGCTCGACACTGGCGCGGGCGCTACCGATCAGATCCCGAATTGCCCAGCGTGCATCGCGGTGTAAATCCTCGATAGGATCGTTCAGCTTGTCAGCCTTATTGTGGCCGTCGCCAGTGCTGTCAAAATCACGGTAACGCTCGGTCAGGTTGGCTTTGGCTAAGCAGTCACCGCACGGATGTAATGCCCGACTAAAACGCTCCGGCCGTCGATGGTTTCGCTGTCTACGTCAATCAGGTCGCTAACCCCCAGCCCGATCTGCCTAGCCTTGTATTTGCGCAGGTCTTGATTGGCGCTGGCCATCGCAGCAATCAGCGCCATTTTTAAGCGCTGCGGCGTGACGGTGCCATCCATGCGCATGCTGATCTGTGCGTCGGTCATATCGATGTCAGGCCAAAAGCCGCTGTTTTTAATCAGCGGTTCTAAAATTTCGCCGCTTTTTTGTGCTGCAATAAATCCCATATGTTGCCCCTTCGGCCATTTGAAGAAGAGGTGGAGGGGGATTTGAAAAACCTTAAAAGGCTTCGCCTCCCCCTGCCTCTCGCTGCGGGGTTCGCCCGGTCGGCTACTTTAAAGCAGCCATGTTCTTCATTTCCCGCTCCAGTTTTTCCAGATCCTTCATCACGCCACACTTGGGGTGCAGTGCTAAGGCTTGCCGGAAATAATCGGCAGCAGCGGGTTTGTCTTTGTTTGATAAGCCGTAAGCGATGGCCTTAAACAGCTTGGCTTTCACCTGGTCGGGCATATCTTCGGCCTGGGTGATTTCAGCGATGGCCTGCAGCCCGGCGACGTCGATGACTTCGCCCAATGCCCGGCCATTCATGGCGGTGTCGGCCATTTCCTCAACCACCAAACACGCCAAGGTGCGCTGGTACTGATCCGGCAGAACCAATTTATGCCTGATTGCATAGCGCACAATCGGCAGCGCATCTGTAAAGTTTCCGGTGTCAATCATCCACACCATCACCGTCATCAGCACTTCATCCTGCCCGCCGCCCCGGGCGGATAAAGCGCCACTGATCCAGGGGGCATAATCCGGCAACATTTCGCGCTTGGCTTCGATCTTGCGGCGTAGGGACTGGATCTGCTTAAGCCGTCGCTTGTCGCCCGCAAGTTTGTAAAGCATCAACTCGTAGCCGCTGGCATGGGCCAGCGGGTCGTGAGTGGATACTTGCGCGGCAGTCACTCGCAACAAGTGGGCTTTGGCCGGGCTAATTAGCCACCGCCTTGGGCTTCGGTGCGCTCGGAGGGCAGCAGCTCGATGTTTTCAATCAGGCAACCGGCCTCGTACACTTCCACTGCGTAAGCATCATTTGAGCTTTCATAATTGGCGATCTGGTTGTAATCCGGCTCTTCCTTAACATGACGGCGGCGGCCGCCGATTTGCCAGTACAGCGACAAGTTTGAAAGTGGCGTAATCATCACCGCCCCCTTCGGAAAGAAAGGCACCGTCACTGCAGAGATCCCACCAACCCGTTTCTGGCTAATGAGCATATCCATGGCCATTTCTTCAGTCGGTGCGTGATCCTTATTGATCTTGGGGAAGTATTTATCGGCCAGTAATTCGCTGGATGTGATCACCACCAGCTGCGGGTTCTCGCGGAACTGTGGGTGGATCAGGTTATTGACCGCATCAAAGACGAGGGCATCCAAATTGAGGTAATCGCCCACTTCTACCTTTTTTACCGTGCCATCCTGGGCTCTGACCGTGGTTGCCCCGACGGTGATCTTGCCTGATCCCGCTTTTTTTCCTTCAGCCATCACATGGGCTGGCGCATTGTCTCGGTATTGCTGTAACCAGCCCTTGTTGACGTCTTGCAGTAAGGGGAATTTTTCACGGTCGGTTTCTTCGGCTGCCGATACGCCATTCAAACCAATCATGATCCGGTCTAATGCTTGCTGGTTCACAATCATATTGCGCAGCCTGGCCTGAAAATCAGGGAACTTGGCCCACATATCAATCTTGTTATAACCAATACCCGTGTCAAAGTTGGTTTGTACGCAGCGGTAGCGGCCAGAGCTTAAATCGGAGATATCGCGGGGCTTGCGCGGTCCTTTTTTGGTATTGGTCCGGCCAGCAATCGTGCCGCTCAGCCCCAGCCCCAGCTTTTCACCTTCCTGCTCGGTGACGCCCGGCATATTCACTTTGCTTAAAAACAGGCTGGAAAGCTGAACACGTTCTTCAAGCTTTTGCTGCACCGATGGATCAACGGAGAAAGTCTTGCTGATATCACCTACGTGATTCAACATGGCAATTTGTTTTTCAAACTTTGCATAAACCAGTCGCGTGTCATTACGCATAAAATAGAATCCTTTTATTTATTTATTTTTAATTAGCAATGAGCCAATTCAGCCAATTCATTAAAATTAATTAGCAATCAGTGAGTAATTCAACCGCGCCGCCGGTGGCCTTGCCGCGATTGCCTGAAAAATGGCTGGGTTCGTTTTCAACTTTTGATTTGAATTCTCGCAATTCGGTGACTTCGCTTTTCAATTCATCAATACGGCTTTGCATGGTTTTAAAGCCATCGCTGTTTTTTGCTGTTTGCTCGGCAATGGCTTCCATGGCTTGCTGCATGTCGGCATATTGCAGCGTTTCTTTTTCTTCTTTTTTAGAAAAAATCTTTTTTACTGATTCCAGCATCGACACGGCATGCGCTCCTTCTTCTTCCAGAGCAAATTCAATTGCGTCAGTAAACAGGCAGGCCTGATTTGTTTTGCGAGCAAGAAGAGGGCTGTTTTTGCCCGCGCTCGCTGAAAACTTCAACATTTCAACCCCCAGGCTAGCAGGGTTATCTGTGACAGCCAGGCCAACTAAATACGCCTCACCACTGTCTGCAAAGTCGGGATCGATCTCAACCGAGGTAAACACTTTTTGCCGTGAGCGATTCAGAGCGACCAGCTCGGGTGTGGGGTCAATCGTGGCAAACAGGGCCATCTTGCCGTCGATCTCTTTCGCTTCCAGCGCGATGACATCGCCATAAGCTTTAAATGCACTGTTTGGATAACGATCCTTGATGTGCTCGATATTGATCCGGGCACCGAATTTTTTAGGATTATAGTTTTTAGCCATTTGGCTGAGCCATTCACGGGTAATGGTGCGGCCATCCGTTGTAGAGCCTTCAGTGGCCACTTGAAATGATTTAAATTTTTTGTCCATAGAGCCTTCTGCGGTTTGATTGAATAGCGGGGGCAATTGCTTAAGGCCTCACTATCACCACAAAAGAAAGGGCTATCAATTTGCTTTCTGTGTGAATCGCCTCATCACAAAAGCCAACAAAATACAGCTGCCTTTGATTGCCTTAGCCTTTGGCTATGGAAAACACACAAAGCAAAGACCCCCGCGCCCAAGCTCGCCAGCTGTATTGGGCAGGCTGGCGTATTTCGCGTATTGCCGAATCATTGGGAGAAAAACCTGCCACAGTGCATAGCTGGAAGCGGCGCGATGAATGGGATAAAAAAAACCTCATTGAACGCGTCGAAGAGTCGCTGGAATCCCGTTATATCTTTCTTTTAAATAAGGACAAAAAAGAAGGGATCGACTTTAAAGAAATTGATTTGCTCTCGCGGCAAATGGAAAGAGTCGCGCGGATTAATAAATACAATGGCGGTGGTAATGAAGCCGACCTGAATCCGAACATCGCCAACCGCAATAAGGCAGAGCGCAAGAAGGCCACGAAGAACGATTTTAACGACGAGCACGTCGATTTAATCAAAGACGCCTTTATGGATTCTTTGTTTGCCTATCAGCACGGCTGGTTTGAGGCAGGCAAGAAACACAGCTTCCGCAATGTCTTAAAGTCCCGCCAGATTGGCGCCACCTGGTACTTCGCCCGGGAGGCGCTATTCGATGCAATGACCACGGGCCGCAATCAGATCTTTTTAAGCGCCAGCAAGGCGCAGGCGCATGTATTCAAGCAATACATCATCGCCTTTGCTAAAGAAGCCGCCGATTTGGAGTTAAAAGGCGACCCCATCGTCTTACCGAACGGCGCAACGCTGCACTTCCTCGGCACCAACGCCCGCACCGCGCAGAGCTACACCGGCAATCTATACGTCGATGAATACTTCTGGATTCCGCGCTTTCAGGAGCTCCAGAAAGTCGCCTCGGGTATGGCCCTGCATTCGCACTGGCGGCAAACCTATTTCTCTACACCTTCCAGCCTGAACCACGATGCATACCCATTCTGGTCTGGCGATGCTTTCAATAAAGGCCGCGCCAAAGCCGACCGCATTCTGCTGGACGTTAAACCCGCCAGCCTCGCAAAAGGTCGCCTCTGTGAGGACGATCAGTGGCGGCAAGTCGTGACCATTGAAGACGCGATTGAAGGGGGGTGTAATCTGTTTGATCTGGACAAGATCAAAAAACGATACAACCCAAACGACTATCAAAACTTGCTGATGTGCGAGTTTATCGACGACAGCGCCAGCATCTTTCCTTTCTCTGAATTGCAAAAGTGCATGGTTGATAGTTGGGAAAAATGGGAAGACTTCAAAGCCATTGCCCCGCGTCCCTTTGGCTACCGGCCTGTATGGATTGGCTACGATCCGGCTTTATCAGGGGACAGTGCAGGCTTGATCGTACTGGCCCCACCGCTGGTGCCCGATGGGAAGTTCCGGGCGCTGGAGAAACGGCAATACAAAGGCATGGATTTTGCCGCGCAGGCCGAAGGGATTAAGCAGCTCTGCAGCCAATACAACGTGGCTTATATCGGCATTGATACCACCGGTATCGGGCAGGGCGTTTATCAACTGGTTAAACAGTTTTACCCGGCGGCCAGAGCCATCAATTACAGCGTTGAAATGAAAGCCCGCTTAGTCATGAAGGCTCAAGACGTAATCCGCAAAGGACGCTTGGAGTTTGACGCGGGCTGGACGGATCTTGCCGGCGCATTTATGGCCATTCAAAAAACCATGACCGCCAGCGGGCGGCATATGACTTACTCGGCCAGCCGTTCCGAAGAACTCAGCCACGCCGACCTCGCCTGGGCATGTATGCACGCGCTACTCAATGAGCCGCTCGAAGGCTCGACTTCCACTAATTCCAGCTTTATGGCGATCTATTAAATGAAAAAACACGCTCACTACCAAGCAAAAAACAAACTCACGCCAGAAGCAAAAGCACCGGATCACTCGGTGGCCTTCACCTTTGGCGAGCCTTCCGCCGTGCTCGATCGCCGCGAGCTGCTGGACTTTTTAGAGTGCGTAAACAATGGCAAATGGTATGAGCCGCCGCTGTCATTTGACGGCCTGGCTAAAACCTACCGCGCCACCGTTCACCATTCCAGCCCGCTGCAAGTAAAGCGCAATATCCTGTTAAAAACTTTTATCCCGCACCCGCTATTAAGCCGGTCGGAGTTTTCAAAATTTGCACTCGATTACCTGATCTTTGGCAATTCATACTTTGAAAAGATCACCAGCCGCACAGGCAAGGTGCTGGGCCTGAAGCATGCCCTGGCTAAATATATGCGGGTAGGGCTGAAAGAAGAGCAATATTTTCAGATCCTTGATTACGCCAATGAGCACCAATTCCCGCCGGGTGCCATCTTCCACCTTTTAGAGCCTGATATTAATCAGGAGATTTACGGCCTGCCTGAATACCTGTCGGCGCTGAATTCAACCTGGCTGAATGAATCGGCCACGCTGTTTCGCCGCCGCTACTTTGCTAACGGCAGCCACGCCGGTTTTATCCTGTACATGACTGACGCCGCCCAAAATGAAAGCTATATCGATGATTTGCGCACCGCATTACAAGGCAGCAAAGGCCCCGGTAATTTTAAAAATCTGATGGTGTACGCGCCTGGCGGCAAGAAGGATGGCATGCAGATCTTGCCCATCTCTGAAGTGGCGGCTAAGGATGACTTCTGGAATATCAAGAACGTAACCCGTGACGATCAGCTGAGCGCCCACCGTGTACCGGCGCAACTGATGGGGATTATTCCGAGTAATGCCGGCGGTTTAGGTGACGTAGAGAAGGCTGCCACGGTGTTTGCCTATAACGAGATTGAGCCCTTGCAGGAGCGCATGAAAGAGTTGAATGACTGGTTGGGGGTGGAGGTGATTCGCTTCAATCCTTACGTGTTGTCGTAAACAAACCCAAGTAAGAAGCAAGCCCGCAAGTGCGGGCTTTTTTACGCCTGGATTTTGAGGAAAATCTGCGGCCAGCCCCCGGCGCGCGCCCTCGTGACCCCGCCACGCCTGCCCACTTAACGTGCTATTTTTTATGCAACTGCATGAGGAGGGCTGAAGCCGCGCCATATATGGGCCTAAACGGTAAAAAGTGCCCCTACAAAAGCTTGCATAATTCGCGTGTTTATTGCCTGTTATTGCAAGGTCAGAAATACCTGCTATTGAACTACCAATGGGGGCGTAATTCTACTTTTACCTAGTGTTATTTTGAGGGGGGATTACCGATATAAAAACTGGAACACTTGATAGATGTTGATAACTTGCATATCAATGTGGTTGTTTAGAATAAAGAAATAAAGCCTGGGGTGTTAGTTTTTAACAAGAAATATTAACGAAAGAGTTTGAAATGGAAGTGTGAGTTGTCGTAAGCTTAGCTCGTTTTCGTCAATGTTATCTATCATCGTGCTATTAATTAACAGGAAGTCATACAGATGAGTAGGAAGGTGAATGAAAAAGATGCGAGAGATCAAATGATCTCTGCAATTGCATCTTCTAAATATCGTTGGAGAACAGCTCGGGGGATTTCTAAGGATTCAGGATTAGTAATTGCACAGGTTCTTGATGTGCTTGATAAGTCTGATGCATTTATTCGTGCTCGTAAAGGTAATGCAAGAGGGGAGCTACTTTATACGACCAAGGAACGCTATAAGTCCGAAACTTCTCTGGCAATGCGTGTTATTGGCGCACTAACGAACAAAATAAGTGAGTAGGTAATAAAATGGAAAAAGCTGCGCTTACTCACCTAATTATGTTGGCAATAATTGCGGGTACCGGGGGACTAGTCCTAAATATGGTGAATTTATGGGAGGATAGTAAAAAACTCAAAGCTGAGCGAGTGCCAAAGGATAGTTTGTACTGGATTTTTTTTGTATTTTGGCCCTTAGCAGGAGCTGGGCTGGTTTGTCTGTACACGCTCGATGGTTCGTCGTTACGTCCTTTTCTTGCTTTCTCTGTAGGACTAAGTGCTCCAGCAACAATTCAGGCGATGGTATCCAAGGTTACGGCAAATGAAACGATTCCGATGAATTCTGAGCCATAGCATTATTGATGCTATGTAAAATAATATTTTTCAACATAAAAATAGATTGTTTTTTTATTATGAAATTATTTTAGATGCTTCGTTGAGAAGTATAAAATAAATAACAAAGGGAATTGAATGAATACTGCATACTCTAATGAGGAATTGAAGTCGTTTATTGAGGACTTGGTAAAAAAAGAATGGGAGAGTAAGAAAAATGGAATATTGCTTTCTAAATTAGGAGATGAAGTAAAGAAAAATTTCTCCTTAAATAAATCCGAAGATAAATTTAAGTTGTCTGAGTTTATAAATAATGAAATGAATAAATGTGTAAAAATAATAATTTCACCAAAAAATAAAATTATACGTGTTGTTGTTCCTGTAGGTATGGATGAAGAATTGGATGGTGTTAATGTTTTTCCTGGAAAAAATGAAAAAAAAATTAAATGTGACTTGCGTTCATCCGCTAATGAAAATGGAAAGGTTTTAGAGTTTAACTATTTGAGGAATTTAGTAAAAATTGCATTTGAAATGGATTTGCCAGAGGGTAAAAAGAGAATTTTAAATGTGGCAAATAAAGTTTCATATAGAAATGTTGGGCATGATTATGAAAATAAAGAAAGTGAAAGAGATATTGATGCTAAATTAATTAACAAGACAGATAGTGATGAGGAACTGCTTTCGAAAGTACTTGAGTGGGCAAATTCAAATAATGTTGACCCTAATTTACTTTTTGTGAGGCCAGATTTACCTCCTTACAAAGAAAACATACGGTCAAAAAATAACATTAACAACAATGAAAGTTTAATGCATGAAATTATATCTGCTCTTTCAGAAGAACAATTATCTAGAGTTGTACTTCCTCTTGATGTTATAAAAAAACTCATGGGGCGCTAGTTAATCATGAAGTATGTAATTGGATTTGCAGGGGTAAAAAAAGAGGTGTACAGAAGATTGGAAAGTAAAATGCCTATTATAGTAAAAGATAATGGCTGTTACTTTGGAAAGCCCATTGATAGTAGTATTATGTATAATAAAAAATATGCTGAATATTTTTTAGATAAATTCAGGAATCATGAATTATTAGATTTAAAAAAAAATACCTTTGATGTCGGATATGTAATAATTTATGTAAAGTCACCCGGAGTAGAGCCTGACCAGGACTTTATTAATGCATTCTTTCCTTTTATACTGGCAATTCCTATTGTTTTAGAAGAAAATATTAATCCGGAAAGTGCTGATTTTAAAATTTTTATGGATAGGTTAATGAAAGCAGTTAAATCAGCAAAGGAAGTTATTAATATATTTAAGTCTGAGGTTGTTGAACGGGCAAATAAAACACCAATGCTTTTACCATTGAAAAACTTTAAATCTAGTTTTTTTTGTCGTTTTTTGCAGAAATTACAAGAAGAAATTCCGTGGAGTCAAAATAAAGAAGGTGTTTTGAAACAGTACATAAAAAACTTTAAAGAGTCGCACATACCATTGAAAGAAAGTAATGGGCCTTCACCATTTTTAGATAGCAGAGGTATTGTATTTCGTTCACCGGGTAAGGCTCGGCATGGATTTCAAAATGTAACAGATAAGCATACTACTACATGCATTTTAAATGGTAGATTTAGATTAGGGGCACCATATGATGCATCCTTTCATTATGATTGTAGCAAAGAAAAAATATTACCCTTGAGTATTCATGTATATGGGTGTCATACATTAAAGGAAATTAAAACTGGAAATCCACATTTAAATATTTCACCAAATGATTTTGTTAGATGATGATTATTTTCTTTATGAAATTGAAAAGGGCTTGGATATAATCCAAGCCCTTATTTACCTAAATAATATAGGCGTTTATTTAATGTTCTTGCTTATAATCATCATCAATGTCTACTGATGCCTTGATCAAGTCAGGGGGTTGTATCCAACAATGCCTGACCTCTAACCAAATGACACCAGCTACATAACTTAGAAAGCACAAAATTATGTAGCCTCTCGCTTATTAGAGTCATGATTAATAACTCTTTGACGCAACCCGATATTAAGCATCATTTTCAGGTTGTGTACACGATGAGATACTATTACCTAAAGTAAATATTAATTTACCCTTAAATCTACGGAGTAAGTTGCAAACATTAAAGTGCAACTACTTAGATTCAACATAGAGTAGGTGAGTTAATACTAGCATATATTTGTACTCTTGTCTTATTAACTGCGGTAAAAACAACACACATACGCATAATTACATGGTGATCCCTTCACAAAAGCATGCAAAAGCACAAAAGCACAAAAGCATGCTGTCACAAAAGCATTATCAAACTGAATAAAGTAATGGGGTCAGATACCGTCTTGCAAGTCAAGGTTTTTAGCCCCGAAATGGGCATCAAACGGTACGCCTGACTTCACAATTCCATAAATCAAATGCACTAGTTTGCGCATGGCCGCCCCAACGACTGCTTTGGGGGCCATGCCGTTACTTTTTAACCGTTCCCCAAAGGCTTTTAACGTCGGATTATGGCGCAATGCCACTAGACCGGGCATGTACAACGCTGTACGCAAGGCCGAGTGACCTGTTCTGCTGATCATCGTTCTGCCGCGCACAGAACTTCCCGATTGTTTTTGCCGTGGAGTCACCTCAATAAAGGCAGCTAAGGCTTTGGCCGAATCAAAGCGTCGAACATCCCCAATATATGCCAGCACTTTGGCGACCGTGGTATCGCCAATGCCGGGAATGCTCAGCATCAAGGTCGCATCGTGTTTTAGCCCAGGATGACGATTGATGTGATCATCAATATCGTGTTCTAGCTGGCTGATTTGTTGCTGTAACCAATCCAGATGGACTTGAACCGAAGCAACCAAGGCGCTTTGGCCGCTGGCGTCATAGGCTTCCTGGCGATTTTTCTCTTGTTGCTGGATGCCTTTAAGGGCTTGCAAGCGATCCACCCAGGCCCGCAACTCTCTATACTCGGCAGGCGGTGGTGTCCATGGCGCTGGGTGCATAGCGGCGCAGAAGCGAGCCAGTAAAGCCGCATCCAGTGCGTCAGTTTTGTTGCGACTAAGTTCGCTTTGAGCAAAACCTTTGACCCGGGCAGGATTGACCACACTGACGGTCCAGCCGAGTTCAACCAAGGCTAAAGCAACACTTTCGGAATAAGGCCCGGTGGCTTCCAGGCAAATATGGGTGGATTCAATTACAGCCCCCCGATCTAACAACCATTGGTGTAATTGTGAGTAACCGCTTTGGCTGTTTTCAACGACTTTGGTTTTGAGTTTGTTATTTAACAATAAGGCGAGATCGAGCTTACGCTTGGAAACATCAACGCCTACGGAGCAGACAGCTTCATTCATCGCTCTTGACCTTCCTCGTATGCAGGCTCACTGTCACGATAAAACTGGACGAGGGCCTAAGTTACCGTTCGGACTTTGTGAACGAAAAACGGACAGGAACACTTATCTGACCCACAGGCTTGGTTAGCCTAAAGTCTTGACAGCATCATCCTGCCCGGACTGCTCAGTGTGATGAGTACAGCTGACTGAAGCGTCTTGGTCATATTACTTCTGCGGGATTTTTGCGGGGCAGGGTGCTTCTCTGTTGCGATTTGTGGTGATGTGCGTCAATGTGACTTAATTCTAAGTGTTTGATTTTATGTGTTGTATATGCGCCCATCACGCATGGGGTGCAAGACTATATAAATACACAAAGCAAAAATTATTTATAATTTTTGCTTTGTGTGATGTTAACCGGCGATAAGATATTACTTATTTTCAATAATAAATTTGTATACGTTATCTGGCTCAATAAACTTGCCTGCGACTTCTTTTTCTGATTTTTGAAATTGTTGTTTAAAGCTTGTGTACTCAGTGAATTTTACGCCGCTAGGGTAATCTTCTCCTTTTTCGTATTGATATTCGACCTTATCAAAAGTAATTAATCCTTGTGGATTAATTCGAATTCCAGTGCAAGATGCGAAAAGGCTTGGTAGTTTTAAAAATACAACAGGCTTTGTTTTTTGATTAATTAAATAAACGGATGTATGTCTTACCGCTGTTCCACTGGCAGAGGGGGGGACACTTTCAAAGCAGGCATAGTCTTTTGATAAGTAAATGCCGGCATTTCTTCCCAGATCTTCGATGTTTGCTATTTCGCCCGGAAATACGTTTGCTTTAGGTATTTTCAAAGGCTTGCCATCAATTTTAATTAACCCATCACTGACTGATACATGGCGCTGCTGGCCTTTAATTTTTCCGCTCCATGAGAATTTTATATTTGCACTAGGTGGCGTGCTAAATGCTTCCAGCTCATGCTTATCTGCTGATTTAAAAATAGCGCCGGATAAGGTGGAGTAGTAGCTCTCATATCCATCATAAGTATTTCCAGCGTTTGCGAAAGATGCCAAGAGTAATAGGCAGGCTAGTGTGGCTTTGTGTTTCATCGGTACTCTTTGCCTCCCGTTGCTGTTAGGTACTCTTCGTTGTGTGTCCAAAAGATAGTTTTGCCATGTGCTGCTGTTGATTTCCACACGTATTCGTATGAGCCACGAACTGATGAGTTCACTTCTTTGCGTGTTTTCTTATTTCTAACTTTCCAATAAATAGTCACAGGCTTGCTTTTTTCTTCGACGCTAAAAATATTATGTGCAGGGTCGCCAAACTGGAAACCGTCTTTTACTTTGGGATGATTTCTGTAATTGGTTTTAAAATCAACGCCATCCCACCAATACGCCCCATTAGATGGATCATCCCCTTGGTTGGCTATTGCTTTAGTCGCCCAATCTAAAGCTAAGGCCATGCCCGTATCTTTGCCAATTGCCTCAGGAGTGGCCTCCATTAGACGTTTAAATCGTGGGTTTCCGTCTGAAATGGCATATGTATAGTTAGGGTCAGCTGATAGCAATTGATTTACTGTTTTTCCTCCCCAAGCTCTTGCTCGATTTGCTACAGCAAAGGCTATGCCTCCAATTTCTGCTGGTAAATTTAATGCGGAAGCTTCACCGTAGGCAATCGCTGCTAGTTTTTTTGTATTTTCGTCTAATTGGCTCATGCTTGAGGTATCCAGAAAGTGGCATCGCCTTTTGATTCCATTGGAAATGCTGATGTAACGCCATCGGCATTGAGCAGCCCTTGGTGGAGCTTTTCTTTTCCTGAATCGATTCGGTATGCGAAATTCAATGGTGTGCCGTCTTCACTTACAGCCATGAAGTAATACTCTAATTCATCTTCGGGGGATTGAGTTGCTGCTACAGCCTTACCTGCGTTGCTGGATGCTCCTGAAGAGGCTGCACCGCTGCCTTCATACGAGCGCCCGACCTCCGGCATAGATGATATTAGAACAGCCCCACACGAAGTTTTATGCCCCTCCAATGCAACGGGTTTACCGCCAACATTCCACGAGGGGTCTCCCTCAATAATGGGGCAAACACCGTGGCCAGGAATAGGGCAACTAACTTTGTCCCCAAGAAGAGCAACAGGCTTGCCAAACATATTGCTTGTTGATGCAGCACTTACCACGACACCGCCGTGGCTGGTTTGGTCGCCTAAACGTATTACTCTTTTCATTAATGCTGCCTATGAGGGACCAAGATTAGATTGCTAACCTTAATCTTTGCTTACTCTATTCACAATAAGAGATAGGGAGTATTTTCTGGATAAGCTGACGTAATTAATGCACAGCGTGTTTGGTTATGCGTGAATCTGAAGATAAAACCATGCTGGTTTTTTCTTGACGCGTGGATTTTGTGTTTTCTTCTAATTAAAAAAGGGGTGAATTTGGGCAAAATCGGCCTAAATCAGAGCAAAATCAGGTTTTTATATTAGAAGGTATTTTACTTTTTTTAATTAAATCAATTGGTTACATGCGTTTGAGCCGGTGCATGGGGTGCAAGGGGTCGAAGGTTCGAATCCTTTCATTCTGACCAATAAAAACAAAGGGTTAGCGCACGCTAACCCTTTTGTTTTTTATGCTAGATTAGAAGATCTTCTAATATGATTTTAAAAATTCACTCAAATTAAGTAAAAAATTACATGCTTACAAGTCGCTTTTTCGGACATTGGGGCAGGGCTTTTCCGGCAGTTTCAACACAATCTCGCTTACAGGCGTTTCCCTTCGCTTGATATAACCCTCTGTCACTTCTTCATCTGTATGCGCGCCACCAATACTAATTTGCTTCGTGAATTTAAGCGACTTTTTGCTTACTCCCTGACAGAAGCAACTTGCCATATAGAGGAGCGCGCAGCGGGACATTTGTTACAGCCTAGTTAAAGTTTGCAATGTTAAGTATCCGTTCAGGTTTTTTTGTGCTGTTGCTTTCTGAAAACGATATCGTTATCAAACTCGGCATTAATAAGTTTGATTCCGGACATTGGCGCATCAATATTTGCGCAGATTAATGAGGTTGAGGCTGGTAAGTTAATTGCCTTATTTGTTTATGACTATTGCATGTGGTTATAATATTCAAAGAGTTAGAGTCTAACTATGCTCTTTTTTTTTGTGGGAAATACGTGAATGAAAAAAGCTATTCCTATGTTGCTATCTTGTCTGATTGCATCCTTTACCCTTGTTGCATGTGGCGGCGGAGGTGATGATAGTCCAACAACTACGGCAATAGGGACTACACCAACCCCTGTTGTTCCTACAACTCCAGTTGATATAGGTAACAGGCCTATTGCTGCGGAGCAACCTCCTGTGATTGTTGGGGCCAATCTGAGCACGATGAGTATAAAAATGGAGTCCAGCAATCAAAATATGATTGCTGCAGTTAGAGACGGAGGCTCACTTATTATTGCAGGTAACAGTAATAACGCTAAAATTCCTGACAGCTCTAAGGTGGCGCTTATTGATATAAATGGCAATACCAACACGCTTGTAATGGGTAAGGGTGTGGTTGTCAGTGATTTTAAAATGGTTGGTACAGGTAATACTATTTGGCTTCCTGCTGATTCAACCATTGTTGTGCCTGCCGCGGCATTAGTTTCAAATAGCGTAAAGTATTACACCGCTAAATAAAGTGGCATTTATTAAGCGATTAAAGCCCATCTTTTGAGGGGCTTTTTCTTTATGTGTACTGGGCTTTGTACTACAGGAGCCTGTAAATCTTTCTGTGTAAATGCCTTTGGAATTACTGGTGGCCGGTCACCAAACTCTATAACAAAACGATTCAGTGCCATACGCTAGTTTTGAATCAGCATCGACCATTTTTTTGATGTCTGTTCGATCGCAAGGTAAATCACTTTCTTCGCCAATTCTTCGCTTGGAAATACTTTGCGGCGCTTCGTCGCGGAATGGATCACGCTGTTGGACTCAATAGCATTGGTCGTATAAATTGCTTTGCGAATCTCTGGCGGATATTCAACAATCGTGCGTAACTGAGCTCAGTTCGATGTCCATGGCTTGGAAATCAAGGGATAATTGGCTTACCAAGCCTGCGTAAAATGCTCCAATTCCGGCAACGCTTGCTCTTTCGTGCCGGACTGGTAAACCCGTTTCAAATCCGTAGTAACCGCTTTATAATCCTTCCAGGAAACAATCTTAAGCTGTTGCGTGCCATGAAGATGCAAAGCTGAACCCGCGTATGCGGGAATTCAACCGCAATTGTATCGGGGAAGCCTTTTAATCCGTCAACACACGCAATCAAAATATCCTGCACTCCCCGTGTTTTTAGCTCAGTCAGCACGGATAGCCAGAATTTAGCACCTTCATTTTCGGACATCCATAAGCCCAGCAATTCCTTGTGCCTGTCCATATTCACGCCCAAAGCCAAGTAAATCGCTTTGTTGATCACGTGTAAATTGCCATGGATTTTAATCACAATGCAGTCAAGGTAAATGATGGGGTAAATGGTATCCAGCGGGCGCGACTGCCATTGAGTAATTTGTAGAAGTTCAGATTTGGTCTGACAGTCAGCCTTGCCAGCAGGTGGGGTTACCCGTTTTGATAGAGGTGCGAATCTTTATTCAAAACAGCGTGCAAGCGCAGGAGTAACCCCATGGCTAATCTAAACCAAAACTTCATCAAGCACAAAATCGGCCTGCTTAATCTCGCTACCAAACTGGGCAACGTATCCAAAGCCTGCAAAATGATGGGACTGTCGCGCGATACCTTTTATCGCTACCAACATGCGGTTGAAAACGGTGGCGTTGAAGCGCTTTTTGATGGCAATCGCCGTAAACCCAGCCCCAAGAATCGAGTCGATGAGGCAATAGAATCCGCCGTCATTGCCTATGCCACTGAGCAACTCGCCCATGGACAAGTACGCACCAGCAACGAACTGCGGCTGCGCGGTGTTTTTGTCTCTGTCTCTGGTTTGCGTTCAATCTGGCTTAGACATGATTTGGCGTCGTTCAAACAGCGTTTGCAGGCGCTGGAGGTTGCCGAATAG